TCAGGAATATCTTCTTGAAACGGGCTTGATAAGCAGGTCGATATGTTCGTGTTCGAGGATATGTTCCATTGCTTTGTAAATGGGCATCTTTTCGATACCCGCGATTTTCAAGGCTTCCATCTTGATGGTGTTCTCGATAAGCCTGAGATAATCCTCTTCCTTAAGTTCTACATATTTCTGCGCTTGTGATTTCAGTTTCGCCATACCTTGTTACTTATTTGTTTCCGAAATCCGCAGGATTTTCGCCCCACAGTTTGTTGTTCCAATGTTCGATGCGCATATCCTTGATTCGCTCTTCCATGGCTTTGAGAAATATTTCCGCTTTCAGCAGTGCCGGACAATGGCGGGTTGAAGCGGTCCGGCGGTTTAGATACCATGTGATAGCCGTAATGCTGTCGGAATAGATGATCCGTGGAATATCGGAATGTTCAAGAATGTATTTGACAGCCGCGACGATGCCGAGAAATTCACCGATGTTGTTCGTCCAATTGCCTATCTCTTCGCGAAACAACTCCTTCCCCGAAGAGAGATCGACGGCCCGGAAGCTTGTCGATCTCTCCCTCGTGGAATGAGCTCCATCGGTCGCGATACCCGACAAAGGCCGTTTCATCCTTTCCCTCCCGAATGTCTGTTCCCCGCCGTGTAAATGAACCCGTCCATCTCGAACCGGCGTACCAGTGCCTGTGCCTGTCGGGTAAAATCTTCGATAACACCTTCCAGATTGCGGATGTCCCTGCGCTCTTTGAGAATGTCTAAAACCCCGTCGATAGTCTTGCTCATTGAGCTTTTACCGTCTTTGGGGTCGAAATAGACAGTCTTGTTGCCGAATGTCACCGTAACTTTGTATAATGCTTTGGGAACGATTATGCTCTCCACTCTTGCCGGGAACTGAACCGGTGTGGCGGCAACGACCACATATCCATTCGCCTTGTGCATAGGCTTCAGCTCCACCGAATAAAGAACATTTGGCTCGATTGTTCCTTTCAGGTCTTCCGAAAGGACACAAATCTGTTTACCGAATCTCGAGTCTTCCCTGACTCCTTTCAATTGACGTGTTTTGGAGTGCCGCGAAACGAACCCGATGAGTTCTCCCGTACGCTCCGACTTCGCAAACTTGATTTGCGATTTTTCTGATGTCATATCACGCTGTCTTCATATTCAATCTATCACGTTTCAATTAACAATCTGGTTTAATCGGTCAATTACGTTGAGTGCAAATATACGACAATTACGCGTGTCGGCAAAGTGTTTTATCGTTAATTTTCAATCGTTTACAGGTAATATATACAGAGAAAAAAGTGTTTTCAATACAGCCTTTCCTCCTCCGTAAAATGGCTGAAACGCTCGTCTGTATCAGATACTTGCAGCAGATAACGGCATTTCCAGTATCGGTAACGCCGTCCGCCGTTGGGTATATAGACATTGATATCCTGGTCATTGAGGTACTGGTTGCCCTGTTCGGTGCCGTAGTTCATCGACGTGACGCACCCGGGCAGGTTGGGGTTGGGCTGCACGTAATCCTTCATCCTATGACCGGCGATGAAGATGTTGTGTATCTGGATATCGTCATCGATGTGGAAGTTGCGGGCGTACAATGCAAACTCGCAGATGTCCACATCTCTCAAACTTCCGCCGAAATGTTCAGGGGCCTCCCGCTTCAGGCGTTCGAACCCTTCACGGATATGCTGCCGGGAGCGTATCTCCCTGAATCGCTTTTCCGTCACGGCATTCTCGGTGGCATACACCACCCGGAATCCGTTGTAGGTGCTGTCCATCACCATGACATGCTCCAATATTTCACGTGACTTGTTTATGTCGTTATCCATCGGATCTGCCTTGTCGGGCAGACACCCTTTTATCAGACCGACGATAATGACAATGGCGATGATAAACGCCCAGGGACCTATCGCCGCAGCGATGAATACGAGTTCATCGGCTTTGCTTCTAAAATTACTCATCTGCTTTTATTATATGGCGGCCGGATGCACCCCGGACATCGGACACACAGACCGCGTATCCCGCATCTAGCAACCGGTTACGACATGCTTCCATATCCGCCTCGGGAACCCTTGCGGCAGGAATCCTTACGGCAGTGATATTGAATAGCGGCACGCCGGTTGTCCGGGCGACCGTTCGGGCATCGTCATAGTATGCCTCATAATATTCACCGACATGAAAGAGGATCAGGGTTTCCGTTCCATGCCTCTCTTTCATCTGTTTGTAACCGCGTTCGATTAGAGATTCTTTCTTCATGAATATATGGGGTTTATGTACGACAAGCCAAACACCCGGCGTATTTCTATCCGATTCAATACCGGGGATTTCAGCCGAAATGACATATACAGATTTTCATAACAACAAATATATGATATTTACGGCATAAAATCCGTTTTATCCACACAAATCTATGTTCTCGTCTTCACCTCCCTTCTCTCGAACTCCTTCCGCAGCACCTCTACCAGCTGCTGCGAATCGGTTATTTTTTGCTCTTCCCCGCACGGTGCCCCATGAAACAAAGGTGTGAAAACCAGCCCGAAATCCTCATCCACGGAGAATCCGCCTATGAGGACGATCCCGGCTTTGATGCGGTAGTATTCCCCGAACATGGCATATTTGTCCGTGGTTTTGGTGAAACCGTATTCGGGCATAAGGTCTGCCAGCGCATCCAGCACCGGGCGGATAACTTCGTCAAGGAAATTCGGGCGTTCCGGTCGTGTGTTCTTTTTCTCCCTGCCGGATTTCTTCGTGGCGTCCTGCCCGTAGAACGCGTCGAAGCGTTTCCGGTAATTTTCTGTCAGTTTTTGAATGTCCATAGTCTGTATTTTATTGATTTTGTTCAAGCCATTCTTCCAAGGTTGTTTCATCCCCTTCAAAATTGTAGTCTTCGATCTCCGCACCGCCCCAGTCTTCCATCGGGAATTCTTTACGGGAGAGAATGGTGCCGGCATGATTTACCCGAACAGCCGGTTCGATTTGTAGCCAGCATGTCGCCGTCGTCCGACTCGCGGATATCGTAAGCGAACACGTTCTCAGGAATCAACCGTCGGTCGATTCTGAGCGGTGTAAACAATACCGGCACGTCGTTGACGGTCTTCGTTTCGAAATCTTCTGCAAATAATTCGTTTTCTGCTCTCATATCGGGATTCTCGTAATCACTGTTTACTTTGCGATCGGGACTTCTATGGCACGTACCCAGTAGTGCAAATCATCGAATCCCTCGTCGTTGATACGTTCTGCAAATTCTGCCGGAGTCATTGCCCTCGTGGGGAAATCCATATCGCTGTTATTTTCATAGTCGCTAATGATTTCTGCATCTGTCGCATTGCAATCAAGACGGCTCATGTAATATGCGAATATTTTTATTTCTGCGAGCCATTCGTTTGCTGCCGCGACGTTTGAACTCTTCGAGATTGTCCGTAAAGAGCATATCCGTTTTCCACTCTTCTTTCACGTATGCATTAGCCTCGTCTATTGTGCATCGGGTCTTTGCCTGCAAATAGCTGACGGCATGGTCATACCAAAGGTTCTGATATTTCGCCTGTGAGACATATCGTTCCCAGATTGTGATGAGCGATTCCGTTGTCATCTCACAGAGTCCATACGGTTCCTCTGTTGCTATATAGTCTGTTGTCACAGAGCATTCCCCTGTCTCGAAGATTTCGTTCAGCATGCCGGCGTCAGGTATGGTTCCTTCGCCTTCCGAGTCTGTTTCCGTGGTGTCGAGCTGTTCGGAAACTTTCGCATCGCATTGAAAGTAGCTGTTTAACAGTTCTTCTATTGTCATAACGTTACTTTTAATGGTTCGTGTAAATAAAGAATAATGGTCCGGACGACGGAACCGGTGCAAGCCGCCCTGTTATTTTTATGCGGCAGCTTCGTCGATGTGCTGTTGAGCCTCTTCGACGGAAGAGATGGCTTCATCGATAGCATCGATGGCGTCGGTCATACGGGAGCCGTTGTCCGATGATTGGAGGCTTTCGGGCATGTTGTCGTAGGCATCCTGTTCTTCGTCCTTGATGTCGTTCAATGATGCGATGATTTCGTCAAGGGACTCTTTCACATCTTCGAGTTGTTTTCGTCTGTCTTTGTTCATGATTGATTGTATTTTAAGTTTTTGGAAGTGGTACTGGCATTATTAAACTGGATTATTTTATTTACCACTGCTTTTGTGTACCAATTATCATTTTTAAGTTTCTCGTTTAACGCATATATATGAATATCGCTATCTTTGTATAAAGAGTTGTATAGAAGATATTTCTTGCATTCATTTAATTGAAATAAATAGTTATGGAATTTCAGGATTGCTTGATATGTAAAAAGAGCAAAGCAACAAAGACGAACTCGCATATTATCCCGAGTTTTATTGTTGCAAAAGTATGTAGCTACGATGGTAGTGGAAAGCGCGATAAAGAGGTCATGTTTACAATGACGCCTTTAGAAGAAAAATTGTACTTGGGAGCTATTCCTGATACCAAAATAGAGGAGCTTGTTGATACTCAAAAGCTATCAGATGAACGAATAGAACAAGAATTGAGAAACAATACAGCTTCAAAAGACTACATTTTTTGTCCGGAATGCGAGAAGAACTTGTCTGTATATTTGGAAACGCCTTACGCAGAGTGTCTTCAAAAGGGAAAGACACCGAATGTACATTTAGCTTATTTCTTTTGGATGTCAATAGTTTGGAGGATGTCCATATCTAAACAATTTGAATTTTCATTACCTTCTGATATCGAACAAACGCTTGGGAATGCCCTAAATGAATATTTTAATGCTATAAAATCAGGACATAATACAGATATAACTATTGATGAATGTAATTTTTCTTATAGAATGCTTCGTGCTCCATCATATCTTCCTAATGGAATGGCATATTTAGGAGGACGTTATTATGAACAATTCGGGATTCTTACATTAACATTGGGTGATACTATTCTTTGTGCCAAATTTGATAACCCGGATCTTCCAGAAGATTTTATATACCTCGGACTGGAAGAGTATATTAAATCTGCCGAAATAAATAATGGGATGGAAGAAGAGCGTTATTCTGAGGTAGATAATACAACATTTGAAAAAGCAATGCACCGAATGGCAATGGAAGCAGCCTCTATTAGATTACATCATGAAAAAATATTTGCTGATATAATTTGGCATAATATAGGTCTGGAAGGTTCCATGCCTAATAAAATATTTATTTCTTTTATTCAAAGGCTCTATACTGAGAACGTAAAGCCAGGAGACAAAAAAACGCCAGAACGATACATCCAAATTTTCAACGAAACCTTAAGCTCGTTTGGCTTTATACCTAAATAAATTAAAATTTATGTCATCGTTTGAAATAGTTATCAACTGTATTACGGCCCTCGGTGCGTTGGCAACCGCAGGAACCTTTATTTATATGATTAGAGGTCAAAAAGGGGCTCAAAAACAGATTGACAGTCTATCCCAAATGGTAGCATGGGAGATTTGGGTGGTGCTGTCCGATAATGCGAGGAAACAGACACCTCCTTTACGACCAGTCGGATCGAATTTACCCCAAACGGATTTCACTTGTCGCACTGCGACTTTCGGCATACCGGTTTCGTCTGTCCCGTCATACAACAATACCGAAGCGGAATGACGGAGTTTTTTCGCTAATGATTTCGAGATGAATATGGTATAAGTATTTAGAATGGTAGTAGTAATACGGTATAGCTAACGATTTCCTCGTCTTCCCATCCCCGCTTTTTCAGAGCGGATTTCAGGTTCATATAACATTTCACAAATCGAGAATATGGGCTATTTTGGTAGTGTTGACGTTCTATCTCGAATCTTTTTGCATTGACCAGATTCAGCAATTCATCATCACGACACCCCATGTGAAGTCCGTCGGTTTTGATTTGCCTGAACAGCTCGCTGATTTCCGAGAAGTTTTTCTCTATAAGAGAGACGCTATCACAGTATTCCGGATATAGTTCTCGTATAATCGGAAGGAAATTCGTAACTCCTTTCAGCTTGAGCCGGGAATTATTCTTTGCGATTTTTCGTAATTCTCGGAAAAGTTTTTCGACTTCTGTAAGCTGAATCCGCTCCCTTTTTTCAAGGTTTATGAAGAGTGTATTGGAATTACTGACACGTATGAGATTGTCTGTGATCTCATAAACAACGCCCTCTATAAGAGGACGCAGGAGGTATTCTTTCCTATCTGTTCCCATGATGTTTCCGTGTTAATCGGTCATTTGTATGAATCGGACATAGTCTTCGGTATCGTTAAAGCATTCATCGTTGATGCGCTCGGCTAATTCATCGAGCGTCAGTCGTTCGACTTCGTATTCGGTTTCGTCGTCTTCGTCTGTGGTGCTGCGAGAAGGACCGTTTCGCCAGGCTTCAAGCAGTTGTTCATCGGAAATATTGCGGTCCAGATGGCAGCAATTCCAGATGAAAGCATAGTAACGTAGCTCCTTTGATTCATCTTGATGCAGCCAATTCTCAAATGCCTTGCTGTTGTCTTTATCCGGCAGCAGATTCTGCCAGTGTTCCTCGACAAATTCCCGAATCAAATTTTCGTCGGCGTTGCTGTTTTGCCCGAGGACTTCGACCGCGTGGTCTTTCCATGTTTTCTGCTCGATGCTTAACTCGACGTACCAGTTCCAGACGGTTATAAGCCAATCTACGTTGATTTCACAAAGCTCGTGGTCTGTTTCCCGGACATCTGTATTCGGGCGCTGGAGCGTGCAAGAGCCGTCCGCGTGATAGTCGATCAGGTTATACCTGACATAGCAGGGATAGCCGTCTTCTCCTTCTTCTTCCACGAATACGATGTGAGGTAACCACCCGTCGGGACGTTCGGATATGCGGCAGAGAGAATCTATGATATTCTGCGATAATTTCCGTTCTTGTTCTTGCGGTGTCATAATTTATTGTGATATGTAAGTAGTTGGAAAATCAATATCCTCTTCGTCGAAGTCGGTCTGATTTTCTTTGTTATATTCTTCGATGACTGATACCGGAATATATATCTCGCCGTCAATGTCGAGGCTCTTATTTTCGAGGAGTTTATTCAAGGTAGCGCAATCCCCCTGAATGATTTTTTCGATGTCGTCTTTGTCTCCATGCACAGTTGCGCCCAATCGCATCCAAACCGCGCTTTCCGGTTGAGGAATTGCATCTGTTTTCGGGAGGATGTGATAATCGCCCCACAAATGGGCATCCGATACGCCTTGCACATAGGCGTTGTATTCTGCTTTGGTGGAAAATTCGATGTCCTGAACTGCACCGCCGTTGTCCATCAACCATTCGGCTGACGGGATTTGCCCGGTTTCGTTATAGTATCTGATGGCATCACCACCGAAGATGATTGTTGCTTTTGTCATTGTTCAGGGTGTTTGGATAAGTAATCTTGGATGGATTTGTAGCGATTCGGTATGGCTGCGTTTTCGTTGAATCCGTTCAGGCAATGCAGCAGTGCTTTTTCCATGCTGACATACCGACGTGAGAAAGATTGGATATTGTCCAGGCAGTAAGCCTCTATGGCATATTTGAACGGGGCAACTCGCGGTCCGTCTTCTTTGCGGAGTTCTACATACCATCTGAAATCAAGTTGCAGGCGGAAGCCGTCCGACTCTCCGTTTTTCATCAGGCGTTCTTCGTCCAAAAGCCTGCGAACATAAGCGGCATCAAGCGGGCCGTCATACTCTCTGTAACATTTAATTCGGGCAGTGTACATGGCGGCGTATTGCCGGATGTCGTCTTCGGTAAGATGATACTCTTTCGGATAGAAGTCCAACACTTCTTTTGTTGTGACGGGAATGATTCGTCCGTCTATTTCGATTTCGTAAGTCTTATTTTCCATTACATGTCTTTGTTAGTGAATTTGGGTCGTGTTCGCTGAACGACGCGCAGATCGGTATAACCGATGGCTTTCAGTTCATTGAGCAAATCTTTGTATTCGTCCTCTTGCGCAAGAGACGTATCGGCAATGACACCGGCATAGTCTGCGGCCCCATGCTGTCCAATATGCATGTAGGACGTGGTTGTGTAATTGTTTGTACACCAAGGTTTGTCAGGGAAGAGTGCGATGATATCGCCATTTTTCCATTTTCTAAAAACTACCCTCATCATTGCGGCTGCAGATTTCTGTGTTCACGATGAAGTCGCCCACGGTTTTCGTGTCTCGGTGAAGCTGGTCGAGAATGTCGTCGATATCCTCCCCGGACATCTCGCCGCCGTTTCGGTTCTCGATGTCGTAGCGAACCGTGGCGTAAACCGTCTTGACGTTGGTTGCCCGAGAATCGTTGTCATTCCCAGCGATGCCACCGGGAGACGTGATGTCGAATTTCATCAGTTGGGCAAGGCGGTTGTATTCCTCATCGTAGAACCGGTTGTATTCGTTCTGATACTCTTCCTTGTAACAGGTTCCGCTGTCAGGATCGTCAGGGTCTTCCGGTTCGACAAAGGCATCGAAAGGCTGTTTATGCTTGTCAACCAATCGGGCAACGGCCAAATCGCTGGCAATTTCCATAATAGACGAATTGATTTTGTCTTTGTTCTCTTTGTAATACTGGTGTAAGTCCATATCGTTGTTTTTTAGAATTGTATTTAACGGGGAATCGGTTTTATTCCAAGTGCGAAGGCTAGAAAAGCAAGTATCCCTGCGTAGTGCTCGGGGAGAATTTCGAGCTCACGTGTAATGGAACCTTCATGGTCATTGATACCACCGGCTTTTAATCGCCCTGCTTCGTCGAGATAAACGTTGGTAATATTGATATCCCGGGCGCCGCGTCTTCCATAGAAAATCATTGTTACGGGATAATCGCCACCTCCGTATTCGTCGGTAACGGGATATGATGTTATACTCCCGCCATGTCGGGTAAGCAGACGCTCGATGAGCAGTTTCATCTGCTGTTGCAGTTCCTTTTGATACTCTTGCAATTTTCGGTAATCTTGTGCATCCTGCTCATCGTTGTCGGGATAGTCTCGCCGCATATAAGCGGTTATTGCGGCCTCTGCCGATCCGTAATCGTGAATCTCTCCGCCCGGGATGATAAAGCTATTCAGCATCTCGGCTTCCGACGCATCCTTGTGTTGTCGGTACACCCTGCAAAAGATATCGTCCACATGATCGACATGTGTATTGCCTGTCGATGTGTACTCGATAGTATAGTCTTTGTATTTCATAATTTGACGATGTATTTTTCTGTTAACTCTGCACGTAGTTTCCGGTTGCCCTGTGCAATGCGGGCGATGAGTTTCTGAATGCGTTTGTTTGCCAGTTCGGCTACCTTTTGCGGTGTCGGCTGGGGCATTGCGAATTTCCGGCAGGTCGCCGAACAGTATTTCTGTCGGGCACGAAGCGGTTTTCCACAGGCCGGACAGCGGCGGTTGCCATCCTTTTCGAGAATTCCCAATACACCGGCATGGAGACCTTGCCACCATTCCAGGCGGTCTATTTCGTAAGCCTGAAGTGTTACGTTATTGGAGAAGTCTCGGGCTTCCAATTCGACAGAGATTTCGGAGTCCTCCACGATGATTTTGATGGCCGGATCGTCGTAAGGAGTTCCGTCGTCATCGAACCAGATGATGAAGGTCGGATCATACTGTTCGGTGTAATCACCCAACGAAAGTTCTGTCAAACCATTGTTTTTTAGAATGGCCACAATGGCGGCCATGATATTGCTGATGTTGTCCATAAACGGGTTTTATTAAGATTAGCTGATATGTTGAAGAGACAGGCGTTACCCATCTCTTGATTTTTCAAAAAAAGTGGAACTGCCGGGACTCACGTCAGGACAGCTCCGGTTATCATTATGGCGAATGATGTATCAATAATTGAGTTGGATGGTTCCGTAAACTCCGGCAATCTCTTCCTGTCGGATTCCCAGATAGACCATTGTTACTTGTGGCGAGGAATGCTTGAGAATCATCGACAGCAGGATTAGGACCTCGGTTGCGCGCCCCATCGATTCGTAAACGTAGCGACCGAAAGTCTTGCGGAAGGTGTGGCTGGAGAATCGTTTGATCGGCAGCCGATATTTCACCCGCAGATATTTCAGCGTGTCGTTGATGTACTGTGAAATATAGGGCTTCTTCGTTTTGGGGTTGCAGATGACCGGCAACCGTTTATCCGGCGAACCGAGCTGTTTATATAGCGACATGATTCGCCGCTGTACGTTTTCGTTGAACGGAATCTGGCGCGTCTTGCCGGTTTTTTGTTCGATTTTATAAAGTGCATCTCTTTCGAGTACGTCTTTCCATGTCATGGAAAGAACATCTGACACACGGCAGGCGGTACAGAAAGAGATGCAGCAGTAGAGTTCCCAGAGGTAGTTGCCGTCCTCGTGAAGGCTGGAAAGCAGTTGGATGAAATCCTTGAATCCCAGCGGCTCGGCGGTGGTGATTTGACCTTTGACTGACATAGGCAGATAGGATTTACGTTTATGATACGGCATCATGTGCCTGTTTGGGTGGTCGGGGGTTCATGAAAGAGAGACATGACTTTCGCCCACGTTTCCCGCGTCCGGAAATAGTCGTCGTAGCCTTCCTGATTGATGAAGAAAACGTAAGGCGGAATGTCGGACTGCTTGAAGAGGTTGTACTCTTTTTGGTCGAGTTTGCGGACCGTGGGAAGTCCCGTTCTGCATAGGGCTTCATTGACAATCCATGCTCCCCGGAAGTTATCCATCCGGAGTGAGTCGATGCAGACCACCTCGCCCACACAGCCATTTATCAGGAAATTGCATACGCACATCAGGCAGCAGGTGTAGTCGATGTCCCATGCGACCAGATCGCTTTGCGGTCGGTCGGCCTTGGCCGCCAACAGCGTCCGACCACTGCCAGTTCCTGCTGAGCATTTCCGACTGTCCGGACAACTTCTTCGACAGCCTGTATTCCGGTTTCGGCATCGAACGGGTCCAGGTCTCCCGGCCTATCAATTCCGATATCGCCGGAAGGGGCAAGGTGTCTGAAATTATCATCTCGTCCGCGTCCGGATATGACAGGGTACGGCATACGGTTTCGTACACCCTGAAAATTCCGGAGATTGAACGCTGGTTCGTCTCCCCGGATATTTTCTAAGAGACGTCCTCGTCATTGAGCCCGCAGATTTCCGTCTCGATTGCATAATCTTCGTATTGCTTGAATTCGTAGTCTATCTCACTGACGATATCTTCAACATCTTCGTCCGTTATTTCCTCGACTTTCGGGTTGTCGATGTCGAGACGTACGGTCAGATAAATGGTTCTTGTTGCCATATTTACATTTTTAGGTATAACATTGCCAGTCTATGACAGACCGACGGTATATTTCTCTATCAACCGCTTTCGGTATGCCTTGTCCTTTCCGGCAGCCAATCCTGCCAGTTCGCGGATATTTCGGTTGGTTTTCTTCACGACCCGTTCCTCCGTCAGTTCGGGCATCATGATTTTGCGGCATTCGGCGCAGCAATACTTCCTGTTCCCTTTGAGCGGTTTGCCGCAAACAGGGCAGCGACGACGGCCGTCACGTTCGAGGACTTCCAGCATGTTGGCGCGTATGCCTTCCCACCACTCGATACGGTCGATATCGTAGTCGCAGACGGTTATCGTGCTGCCGAAGCCGCGGGCCTCGACTTCAACGGAAATACCCATATCCTCGAGGCAAACCTTCGATACAGGGTCGTCGTTAGGCTCACAATGTCTGTCGTACCAGATGATGTAGGTGGGATCTTCCAGCTCGTCCGGCTCTCCCAGAGATAGTTCCGTAAGGCCGTTGTTCACAAGGATGTTGCGGACGTCGGCCTGCAAATCTTCAATTCTCTTCATAAATCTTTACTTCTTTATATTTGTCTTCGGGATAGTTTCATTTCTCCAGCGGGGTGAAGGAGACGGTCAGTATCACTTTCTCATCTCCCAGATTGAATACTTTCAGGCTATTGCCCTGAATGATCCTTTTCAGTATGCTGCCCCGATATCGGGAATTGTGCACTTTGAAGTGAAAGTCGTCAATGAATGAACCGATGCAGTGAAGGATGCGGGCGAACTCTTCTTCGCCGTACCGTTCCGTTTCAGGAAAGACGCCTTTCAGATGCGCCCGCAGGCTCAGTATGTAGTTCGGGGTCTTACCCGTGATTTTACCCGAGTATGTAATTCTGTATTTCTTATCCATGATGTGCCGTGCTTCATTTAATCGTTATCGTCATACCAGCCCTCGATGTCATCGAAATAGCCGTTCGAGTCCCATTCTTCCATCAAGGTGGTCGGGAATGTCCATTCGAGACTGTAAAACAGATCCAGACACACCTCCTCGTTGCCCTTGCACAAGGCAAGCAGGGAGTTATGCGTGAAACAGTTCTCGTTTTGCGGGACGCGCCACTCCTCGCAGCCTTCCGCCGCGTATTCGGGCACGTAACACACCTCGTCGGGGCGGTTGAGAAAAGCATCCTCGTTCTTGTAGATGTTTCCTTCCTCGCCATATTCCAGTTCATAGAATACACCGTTCGGTGTCTCTATCCTTTTGCCGATTTCTATCATTGTCCAGTTTTTATTTTAAGATTAGCAGCGTCGGTGGTAAAAGGTGTGAAGTATTCGCCTCCTTTAAGGATAAAAAAGACCGCCGCAGCCGCAGCCACAACTGTCCGTCATCATTATGCATGTGATGAACAGGTTATATTTCGTTATTCGTCTTCGTAGTACGGTACGCCGTGCCGAACCACTGTTTTTTCCATTTCCTTCCACCAGATTTCACTATGGCGGTCATTTTCAAAATCTATGGACTCGTTTTCACCGAGCCGCAACCGGTTGCGGGTCTCCATTTCCGTTCCCCGTACGATCTGTTCCATCTGTTCGTCCGTAACATGGCAGGTGTCGAACGGAGCCGGCAGGGATTCCAAATCCCGGCGTGACAGTTCGGATTGCCCACAGGTGAAAACCTTGTCGTAGAAAGCGTCGTCTTTGGGCGGCAGTTCGGGTTCTTGTTCCGGCAGCACATCCAGATAATCCGACTCATACAGGTAGTTTTCGTCACGTCCCTGTGTCTGGCGGTTGTTCTCAAACTCCGTGAGGTCGTCAGCAGTCAGGCGGAACTCTTTTTTCTTGCGTCGCAAATACTCCATCATGTTTCCGAGGGAGGAGAACGGGGCTATAAGTTTCATCGAAGAGCGGCTGTGCCATGCGTCGCTCCGATACAGCAGGTAGACCTGCGGACGGTTCCGGGCTGCCTCTTCACGGTATTCGCCGAACTCGTGCAGGGCGTTGTCGAAACTGCCGAACGCCAGCCGGATCTTGTCCTCGATGGATATAGACTCCCTGCATTCCTCGAACCGGTGTTGCACGTACCCGAAGAAATCCGCATTGTCCAGAGCTTCCCGGACCGTGGCGTCATCGGTTGAGAGCGCAATGTCGGCACCGATGAAATCATCGGTCGAAAGCACGTGCCGCTGCTCATTGTACTCGTCTTCCGTCTGGCAGACCGCCAATCCCGGCGTTTCCGCCTCTATCTCCACGACCTTGCGCAGGGTCTCTTCGATAGCTATCCGGTATTTATTCATGCCGCTTCCTCCTTTTCCGTTACCCGTGGTGACTGTATCTCGTTTTTCAGCGCGGACAGGGAGTCTTTGATTTTAAGCTCCATACCCGGTCGTGCAGTATAGAACACCCGCTCGTCCAGCAGTTCATTGGCGTAGATGGCGACCCCGTCCACTTCCCCGACCTTCTCCACCGCGTAATATCCGTTGAACTGGTACGGTTTGAGTTCTTTCGGTACGGACGGCTTGACAAACGTGGTATCGTTGTCGGCTATGAGTTTTTCCAGCCACGTGGCATGGAATGTGCCGATGGTCCTTTCAAACAACGGAACCGGCCGGAACGCCTGCGGTGTACGACGGGTCACGACAAGTACCTGATAGGTGTTGTAGTAGGTATCCCGTTCTCCACGTATACCGATGTAGGAATTTCCGAGTTTGCAGTAGGTGTTGTTTTCGCGGAATTCCCGCAGGTGGGAGAAGGAGACTTCGCCTCCGAAGAATGCCTCTTCCAGCCCTGTTTCGTTCCGGAATTCAGAAATGAACCGCTGTGGGATATACTCGCGGTGATATTCGTTTTTCCGGTATAGCCGTTGTGCCTGCTCCAAAGATATCAGCTCCGGTCTTACGTTACTGAGATGGTGACCGCCATATTCCAGGACCTTGTACACGATTTCCCTTGTTTGCAGTTGCTTGGGCATCTGTGAAAACCAGCGGAAGGAAGTGCCGTGTGCCATACAATACTCCACGAACTCCGGCGTCCACACGGATTCCGGGAACTCGGGCGTGTCGATATTCTTGCGCACGAAGGTCTTGCAGACCTCTTCGGTGAGGAGGTGTTTGTGACCCTCTCCGAGACGGATGTTGTCCCCCTTGTCGGCCTCCAAGGCTTTGATAAGCCTTGCCGGGGTCTGAAAGGTTTCCGGCAGATATTTGAAGGCGCGGGGTTCTTTTCCGACAATCAGATCCGCCATCTTGTCGTCTATCAGCCGGAAAATGGTCTCTTTGTGTTTTTCCATAATCCCGTTACGGTCATACCGACTTTGGCAGATGGAGAGTTTGTCATGGCTTATAGCTTTCGTGATCGTGTCGTAATCATAGTGGGACGGCGGTACGAAATTGAAATCCGTTCCCGCCATCCTCAGGTAGTATTCCCTGTGTTTGTAGCGGGCCGGAACCAGCACGTCCATGTCCCCTGCTTTCAGGCCGTCAGAGAACATGTCCAGATAGAACCGGCGGTTCAGTATGGCGGCAGGAACAAAACTCAGGAAGATTTGCACCCGTTTGATGTCGTGGGTGGTCTGGTATCCTCCGTACCTGCCGTAACTGTCGTGGGTACGGGTGTAAACGGAAGAGATGCCTTTACGGACCAGTGCGGCGTTCCAGAGCGATGACGGGAACAGGTGGAGGTATTTCATTCCGGCATCTTTCCGTTCGAGCAATTTTTCCAGCATCGCGGATGAGCGGAGGTTTTCCGGGACATGGAGGATGTTGTCGGTGTCTTTTTTGACGGCGAACTCGCAGAGTTGTCTGCCGCGTAGCGACTCCGGTATGTTGGAGAGACGGAATGAGTCCCAGCAATAACTTTTTTCGTTGCGGTTGACGATGGACATGACGGTCTCTTCCGTCAGATAGCGGTGCGGAAGGCAGTCCAACAGTTTGAGATTTCCCTCTTCGACGGCTGCCCGGGCGATTTCCGGCGTCACCAAGTGTTCGGGGAGATTGGCTATGGCTGTATAGATTTCTTTTCCCATGGTCTATAATCTGTTTAACGGATGATTGATGGTTGTGATAAGCCGCTCGTTGCGGAATATGAAATACGGCTCATTGTCTTCTTTTGCTTTGGAAACGAGCATGCCCCAGTTTGAAATTTCACTTTCGGGGATTGCGTGCAATTGTCCGTCTGCGGACATGCGGATTGCCTCCAGACCGGACAAGCCATTGTCTTTGTCATTGTCCAAGGATTCCGGCAGGGACGCGGAGAGTGTCCCTGCCTTGAAATGGTGCCATTGTCCCTCTTTGAACAGAAAGCCCTCCGTTTCGAGTTTCAGCAGGTCCTCTTCCGAATCGGCGTATCTCGGCTGATGTCTGCCTTTCTTCTCCTTGTCATCGCGAATCCGTGCACGGCAGTACACTTTGTCGTAATAGTCCCGGGGCTTGCCGAAAGGAGTCGGTCTGAGCGTAACCAGATTACCAAGGTCAATCAGGGCTGAAACTCTGGACTCTTTCGGGTAGAAGTTTCTCAGAATGTGCGGCAGGTCATAATTGTAGAATTTCGGGACGGAGACATACCTGATGACACCGTCCGGCTGTTGTTGTGCGATGATAATCATATCGATAATTTTCAGTTTAACTTACTTTCTGTGCTCCCCAGCAGATGTAGAAATTACCTTTGTCGTCTTTCTCGCGTCTGAAGAGGGTCTCGATGATGTCCGGAGAGATGTCGAACTCCTCGAAGATGTCAGATTCCTCCGTTACTTTCCCGTTTTTGACGAACTCGTTCAACCTCTCCTTGGCGAGTACCAGCGCCATCAGGTTCTGCTCGATGGAATCCTCGTAGGTGATGTAATAGACATGGCGCATGCCTTCTGAGTCCAGACGGATGAAGCGGAAGTAGAACTGCTCCATGCGAGGGATGTTCCAGAGCAGGGATTCAATGATGATGTCCTCGCAACTGGGAACATTGACCGAGCTTCTCAGGCTTTGCTGCGTGCAGACCAAGATGCCGTCTTTTGTCTTTTCGAATTTGTCGAGCAGGTGCTGGCGCGTTTTGAAGCCCACATTTCCGCGAATGACGAACAGGGGCCTTTGTGGGAAACGTTCCTTGAGGAATTCCTCGTACATGGCCACCGCGTCGAGCGATGTGCAGCCGATGGCGACCTTGCCGCGCAGTTCAAAGCGCAGCTTGCGTCCGATCAGCTTGGCCTTTTCCGGATAGGGGTCGCCGTGGTAGCCGCTCATCTGATGGGGAACCGAGCAGGCTTTGATGAGAAGCTGTATCTGGCGGGCAATTTTAAGGTGGGATTCCTTATTCTTGTCCTTCATAGGGTTGAAATAGAGATGGAGGATTTCATGGAATTTCTCCATGATGGTCCGGTAAACCGCCCGTTCACCCACCCCGGGGGATACGGTGTAGTTGATGATTTCGTACTTGTCCCCGGCGAACTCCTTGAATTTCCGTGTAATGATGGTCTTGTCAATGAGTTCGGAAAGGTGGGACTGGTTGTAGATGTCCTGGTTATGCTTCTCTATCCCGAATACGGTGGCCTTGCCCGGGCAGAAGCTGGCACGGAACAGTTTTGCGCCGCCACGTGCGGGGAATGGACGGAGACAATACTCATTATATTTCTCTGCAATGTTGCGCTCCTTGTCCTCGAAATATACCCGTGAGGCGTAACAGATCATGTTTACGGAGTTGTTGTACATCAATTCGAGTTGCGAATAGAGTTCCACGATCGAGTTACGCGTTGTCGTGCCGGTGGCCAGCAGTTTGAATTCGGATCTGCGGAACAATTCCGTTGTCAGACGGGTCCGTAGGGCGTAAGGGTTAGTTATTTCGTCCGACTCGTCGAATATCAGGCATATTTTGTTGGAACGACGCTTCATGAATGTTTTGAAAGCGGCCTTCAAATCGCCCAGCATTGTCAACGACACCAGCACGAACATGCCGGGCACGACAGCTTGCAGATGTTCGGGACGGCTGACGGTGACAAAGGGTTCGCCGTGGCGTTGCAGGAAGGGTTCCCATGTCATGTGTATGGCGATGGATGGTGCCAGAATCACGGTATTTTTTGTCTGCGACTCACGGAATTTGGCGTAGTGGTATGCCACGGCTGTTTTGCCGGAGCCTTGCTGCCAGTTCAGAAGCACGTAGCGTTTTTGAAAGACCAGTCCCATGTCGTGCTGTTGCAGTGCGGTGAACCGGCACGTCTGCATATCCTTGTTCAGGAAACTTAGGGAGGCGATCCGACCGTCCAGTGCCGTATCCCGCTGCATGGCGGAGAACTTTACCGACTGGAGCTGGTAAGCCCTTCGTTTCTTTGCAATGAAGCGTTCCGCCATGGCGTATTGTTCCTGCTGGCGCGGAGTCATTTCCGGGAGTGCAGGGAGCGGTTTCTCTCCGATAAGGATGTCGTTTATGGACGAGTAGGTGTGCTCCACCCTGTCCAGCAGATGCGGGGCGTATGCCTTCAGTTTGAAGCCGTAGGAGGTCTTTACCAGCGCCACTTCCTTACGGGGAACGATATTCTGGCTGCGGATATACCGCCGCAGGATGCCCAGCACTTTATTGTAAGTCAGCCTCCGGCGTTCCCACGCTTTGTGCTCCTCCACCGTACATTTTTGGGGCGGACGCTGATTCCGGAACTTGGAGACCAACGCAATAGATTTGTCGTAATGTTTTTGCAGTGCCTTGTGGGTCTTGATCTCATAGAGGTATTTTTTCAGCCGGTACTCGAACTTGCGGTTTTCCGCCATCGTTTCTTCCGAGACTTCCTGATGTAATTGCAGTTTGATCTCCTCCCGGATGCCCCTGCCTTCCGCGATCCGCTCTTTGAGTTGTTCCATCGTGCAGAACTCTTCCGCACGGTAGGGGTGCATTTCGATGTGTTTGGATGCCCGCAGGAATGCCATGATCTTGGTGTCGAACTTCGCCACGCCTACCCGCTTGAAGGCGTCGGACGGGAGTTCTGTCTGCCCGATGAAAGAGAAATCCCGGTTTATGGCGTTGATTTTCGTCTTGTCCCAGAATTCGTCTTTCAGGAACGTGGCGGGAACAATGAGCAACAACAGTCCGGCGGGGTTCAGCATCCAGTAGGCTTTGTTGCAATAGTAGAACTGGGATGGGATGCCGTCGAAATCGAGGTTGAACGGCGGATTGCCGATCAGGATGTCGAAACGTTCCTCCGTTTCATAGGTACGGATGTCCGCGACACTGATGTGCGCATTCGGGTAGAGGAATCTGGCGACATTGACCGCGTCAGGGTCTATGTCGAAACCGTAGGCATTATACGGATTGGGCAGGAAATTGAAAAAATTTCCCATGCCGCAGCACATATCCAGAACCATATCCGTAGGTTGCGGGCAGGCGGCATCGACCATTGTCCGGCAAATCTCATGAGGCGTGAAGAACTGTCCCATTTCCTGTTCCCGTTTGGCTTCGGCGTATTCGAAATAGGAGGCAAAATCACCCTGTTTGAGTGTATGAAGTCCGCCATGGCCGGTATAGGAGTTGTATACGGTTTCGGCGGAGAATTCAGACGAGTTGGAACCGATGGCCGCCAGAATCTTTTTATTGGTCGCACGTCTGGCGGCTTGCGACATTTTCTGTGTTTGAATCCGGTACATACTGAAATCGTTTATGGGTTGTATGACAACAGTGATTCACGTATTGCCGAGGACAGGTCGAAGAAGCTTGTGCCTTGTATCTCTTCGTACTGTATTGCGAGGAAATCGGCGAAGGCGTCGCATTGAGCCTCGATCCTACGCTCCAGAGTCTCTTTCGTTTCCTTGTCTGTTGCTTTATGGTACGCTTTTACAAGGTTCTCGATGGTTTCGTCGAAATCCCCGAAGTCGTAGTTAGCGGTACGCATCTCGGATAGTAGCTCAATGGTTTCTCCATTGGGAAGCGTATAGTCTAAACGGTTCGTTTTTGCCTTTACCGCTTTGAGTTCCTTGGCGGTTGCCGCGCGGCAGAGTGGCAGACTCCCGGAGACGTTCTGCCTGTATCCTTCGACAAGCTCTCCGTTAGCTACCATCTTTCCGTAAATCTCCCTGATATAGCGCCACGCCGGAGATGAGCTCGTGGAACCGTATTTTTCGCGGAGCGTCTTGACCCGGATTTTTTCGACAAGTATCTCCAGCACCTGTTCACGGTTCTTGTACAGGTTCCGCCGTTTGGTGCGGAAGGCTTCGCAAAGGACACCTCCGATGGTCATATCATGTACCTCGTGGTAATACGCCAGCTCTTCCTCCTCCGTCAGGTCGAGGATTTCATCGTAGGTGTCGGTACGCAGATATTGGAAGGTTGTTCCTTGCGCCAGAATCTTCTCGATGCGTCCGATATACTCTTTCCTTACGGGTCCGGAGAGTTCTTGCGGGTGACAGTACAGGCATGTCTTGCCGAGATACACTTCGGGACAGTCGTTTTTGTATTTACCCTCCTTGACGCCGAACCCTTGTTCCGTGAAAAGGCGCTTCACCTCGGCGAAGAATGCTCCGGCTTTCTCTTCCGACATGCGACCTCCGTCATAACCGGATTCGATGCGGAAATATGTGTCGATATATATTGGTCTATCCATTATTTACGGTTTTCATTTGATGTATTGTAAATTAAGTATAGCCCGGAACCCGAACAGCGGTTTCCGGACATTGTTGAAAATGTTGTCAGAGATGGATGGAGCCAAACACCTTATCAATGTCCTCCTGAGCCAGTCCGATATAGCGGCGTGTCGTTTCCAGTTTGGAGTGACGGAATATCTCGTTGAGCAGGACCAGCCCCTCGGCATTGCGATTCTTCGTTTCATAAACGTAGCGCCCGAAGGTCTTGCGGAAGCTATGGGTGGAGAAGGCTTGGACGGGAATCCGGTATTTGACGCGCCACACTTTGAGCAGGCGGTTGATGTGTTCCAATGAATACGGATTGCCCGTCTTCGGGTTCATGAAAATCAGCCGGTTCATATCCGGACACCCCTGCAACTCATACAGATTGCGGATCTTCTCCCGCACGCATCGGTTGAATTTCACCCTGCGGCTCTTGCCTGTTTTCTGCTCTATCTTCACCAGCTGGCTGCGGTTGAGCACGTCTTTCCACCGCAGCGAACGCACGTCCGAGGCGCGGAATGCCGTGCAGAACGACAGCCAGCAGTAGGTAGCCCACAGATATTTACGGTCTTCTTCCAGTGCATCGATCAGCTTCCGGAAAGCATCCATCGACAGATAGTCCGCCGTTGTCAGTTGTCCTTTGATACGTGTCATAACCTATGGGGTGCACTTGGCGATAAGCTGTTTGACATTTTGGATTTTCTCTCTCAATTCCTCTTCCCGACGGAAAGACGGCGTACATTTCGTACGCCGCATTCCCGCGCCCCAGCCCGTGTTGTCGATAACTCCGTGCAGGCGCATTTTCTCTTTGTGCAGACTCTCCTCGAGCCGTTCAAGACGCTTTTCGAGCGTCGCCCGTTTGTATGTTCTTTCTGCCATAATTGCGGAGTGTTAATTGAGTTTGTCGGAAAGCAGCACCTCGGCCAACGCCCCGTTCTGGGGAATCATTGCCGGGAGGTCGGTCTTACCGGGTTTGTAGAGTTCCGTCGCAACGTTGTAGATGTCCCATGCGGTGAGCGTCTGTTTCTCCCCGGCGAGTTTGAGCAGATCCTCGGTGAAGACCGATATCTGGGACTGGTTGAGCGGATAGGTCTCCACCTGGGAGGAGAGGCGCTTGTCGGAGCTGTCATGCGAGACGCGCAACGCCGTCAGCAGACCGATGTAGGTGTACATCTCCACAGGGGTGATTACCTTCGCTTTCAGGCGGCGGATACGCTCCCTGTCCTCGTTCATCTGCACCTCGAAGTTCGACAGCCACACGTCCACACGGCCGAAGAGCTCCTCGGTGGAGACCTTCTCCTTGCCATAGTTCGACACGCTGCGCTCGGGCGAGAGGATGCACTGGTTGTGGCACACTTTAACGCACGGCCCTATCGCAGCCTGTATGCCGTCCTGGTGGAATGCCACGACCAGCGTGGTGGTCAGCTCGTCGGTCTCCCAGTTTTTGATACGGATCGTCGTGTACACCCGCCGCAGGATATGGGCCTCGACAGCCAGTGCCCCGAACTCCTGCTCCACCTGCGGCAGGACTACCACGCCCGGCTGCGCCTTGTTCTTGTTCTGGGCGGCGAAAATCTCCTCCACCTCGTAGTTCAGGTTGTACTTCTTGCAGATACCGGCCATGCGTTCTATCACTTCATAATGATAGATTCCCTTGACGGGCTTGCCGAAGATATCGTTCTCCTTGTGCGTGCGGCGGAGCGTGTCGAGCGTCATCACCTCGACATTGTTGTTCTGGAAATCGAACTGCACGGGGGCAGCCGTTGTTGCTAATGCTGTTGCCATAATGATTGATATTAAAGGGTTATGCAATGAGAAAGGCGGTGAACTGCCGTCCATCGCCTTTCCGGAATTCTCATTTTGTGGTTTCAGGCAGGTAACGCCTGCATATATAGTCCGTGATACTCGGATAGAAGGGATTGCCACATGTGCCGTACGGTCCGAAACGAGCCAGATAGCTGAAATAGAAATCTACCGGGCGGCGGCTGTCGGTCTCAATTTTTGTCTTTAACAGACGGTAGGCATAATCATAAGTATGCTCGACCTTGACTTTGCGCCCGTTGAAATAGTAGTTTCCCTTCTCATCTGAAGAAAACGGTATCTCTTCCTTTGCCGGACGGTCGTCGGCAATCACCCGGAAGAACTCGACAAGTGAACAGCAATTCTGATATTCTATCGGAATCGCATCGCCCTTTTTCAGTTTCCCGTCGAGCTTATCGAGCAGCGCATCGATAGCTGGCGTGTAGATGTTTTCTGACTGGAAACATTTTGTATCCCGCCAATATTTCTCGAAAAGAGTGCTGATGTCGAGCAGCAGGGCGAGAGTCTCCCGGGCGGTCTGGGATTTTCCGACCAGATACGGGACGTATTCGGTCGCCAGTACGGAAAGCGAAAGGTAATCCTCCGGATTCAGGTCGCTCTTCTGGTGCAGATTATAATGCCGTTCGAGTAACCCGTCGATGTCAGTCTCCTGCAAAGTTTCGTCCGTCCATGAAAGGTTGCCTTCCGACCGGCAGGCCGGACAGCGGTCGGCGCCGTGCGGCAGAAGCATCACCTTGCCGCAATCGGAGCAAGAGACGAAATCACCATTGATCGTATACACGTCTACTGTCATTATATTCTCCATTCTTTAATCCTCCGTGTAAGACCATTCAAGGTGGCAGGCGTTACAGACCGCCACGCCCTCGTCACCCAGAATGTCAATATCGGTACCGCCGCATTCGGGGCATACCGGCGTTTCTTTCTTGTCTATCCGTCGGTCTGCCGCTTCGTCCGTCAGGAGCAGCGGCACCCAGTATGCCGATGTGCCGAAATCCTGTATCCCGTTTTCATCCTGTATGGATTCACAGCCCTCTTGTCCCATGTATTGCTGTGACTCCGGCCAGCAGACAGCGCGGTAGCACTTTCCCGGGTCGGGGGATTTCTTGAACCTCCGGATATAGTCCTGTTCGGGGACGTAACGGGCACCATTGTCCTCGCTGTCCCATGACGGATAGCCGATTTCCTCATCCTCGAAAGAGGTTGTGTCTTCCGGGAACTCGACCAGCACATAGATGTTGTCATTCCATGTCTGCCCGCATTGGTTGCAATGGTGCAATCCGGAGGTCTCGGTATGGAGATACTCGGACTTACATATTGGACAGACGGGCACTTTTTCCTTCGGAAATCCCAAAATGTCCCCGGCGATGATCTCCATGCTGCTCCAGAACAGCTGCTCGCAGTAATCATCGGCCATTTTACTGGCCAGTTCCTTCATGTCGTCATCGGAAATCTTCTCCACGTCGAACCCTGCGCCTTGCAGGTCGTCGCGATGTACGGACGTGATCGGGAAGTATCCCCCTGACAGCCGCTGTCTCAATAGTTGTTCCTGCTCCGTAAGTCTTTCTTTGGCATCGAAATATGCCTTGATGTCATCTAAAAGTGTTTGTATCATATTTTACTTTTTTGGTTATAAATCAGATATCTTTTCTTGGTAGAAACTATCGATGGCAAGGAGGTAATCTTCTTCGGCCCAGTCCGTACCAGCATGTGTCGTTTCGAATTCCCCTGCCCATCGAATAATTTCCGACACCACGGCACGGGAATCCCTTTCGTCCCAGAGTTTGTCCGCCCCGGCATTGTAGGCAAGGTCCACAACCGCTTCTAACAGTTTGCGGTTGCCGTTGCACTCCCTGCCGAGGGACGAGAGCCATAGCCTCACATCTGCGGCATCCTCCGCGACGGTCTCGTTGTGCAGGCATGTACATTGTCCCTCGCCGTCGTGGCACACCAGTACGGGACGACCTGTATCCGGACAGACGCGCACCAGTACCTCGCCGGGTTGTAACCATTCTGCATCTCCGTCCCTGCGGATATGCGGAACAGCATGGTCTATCCGCTCAAGCAGGCACTGTTCTTCCGCAGTTAAAGGTGTTTTCGCTCCCAGTTGCCGGCGAATATCTTTAAGCAGGTTATATAACATGGTTACTCGTCGTTATTATGCTCCTTCCAGATCACTCTTTTCTCATCGTAGCTTTTTCCGTTCCACCATTTATTGCAGGTCTCCGTAACCTTCCGAGAACGGTTCGCGGAGGAGGTTTGGGACTGAGGAAGTCCTGCGATACGCTCCATTTCCGAAGATTCAAGTCCTTCCCACCAGTTCTGCATACGTTCCTTGAACTCTTTCCGGGAGCAGAACGGGAGGTGTTCTTCACATTCGTCGCACCAGTTGTCGTCGCGGTCGATGCCCGTGGCACCGATGAATAGACGAGTGTTAGGGTCTACCCATGCCTGCGTCTGGATGTCGGTTGAACCGCACTCGTCGCATACGGTAATCCCATCGGCATCGTCCGGGATAAAACCGTATTCTTCGAGCCAGTGGACAATCTCGAACAGCCCTTCGATTTGTACATGCTCGACGGGTTCGTCGAAGTCCTCGCCGGCTTCACCGTTGAGCGTGCAGAGCAGCCTGTCGGCCTTGTCGATGAAGAATTCGTAGACGGTAGCACTTTCGTAGCCGCCGTAACCGTAAAACTCGGAATTATGGATCACCACGATCGGGGAGGTGTCATACTCCGGAAATTCTGCGTCCCTGTAATGTGCTCCGCGGTTCTGGTAGAACGTGCCGATGATGTTGTTCTCCTTTTCCACGGCGCGGCGGATCTTCTCTATAAGCGATTCCCTGATGGAGATGACACTGAGCTGCGTGTAATCCTTACGGATACGCCTGTGCACTTCCTGTTCGAAGAGGTCTCGAACAAGCTCGAACGGAGATACTCCTGCATTCCTTTCGATGCACCCCGTCTCATCGAAGCGGCACTCACGGCAGATGATATCCCTGACGCGGCGAAACTCCTTGCCGGTAAATTCGAGAAGAGCATCTTTCCCCAACGCGGTCGGGAAATAGCATCGCGGCATGTATGCCGTCATTTTTTCAAAAAGGTCATTGCTGTTTTGGAGGAATGCCTTATTGTCGGTGGTCGTTTCCTTATCTGATTTCATTTTCATTGATGGCTGTTTTTACTTCGTTCGTATATAGGGCATTGCGCCCGGTATTTGCATTCGCCACGGGCGGCATCGAGATGTGCACCGTGCCATTCGTCCCAGCCCGCCACGCCGTCCTCCGTGAGAAATACGATCAGTTTCATGCAGCAGAAGCCCCGTTCCCGGCGGTTCTCATCGTGGAGACTTACCAGTCCGTTTCCTTGCGGTCGCATAGTCATAGAACATTACAAGGAAATCGTATCCACGATGGCGCAAATCGTGTCATCTTCGAAATATCCCAGCGGAATTACCGCGCAAGGCGTGCCATCTTTCGAGAGCATGATATCCGGAATATACACAGTCTTTTCCGCGTCGAAGATAACAGGCGTGCCTGTATCATCGGTCAGGTCCCATTCTCCACCATTCCGTTCTAACTGGTCCGTGATGTAATCAAGCATTTCGGTCGCTTCGGCATTTACATCCGGTCTGATTGTTTTTTCGTTTTCCATATTTTAGTTTATTTATTTTTCTAAAACCACGATACATGGATAAAGGCATCGCTCTGGTCGCTGTCATTGATCAGGTTGTCCAGTACGGCGATGAACCCGTCCGTATCCATCCCGATTTTCTCCAGCTCGGCGTGGAAGGCTTCGGCATGCTGCCGGAAAGTGTCATCCCGCCCTGAGATATGCCGTTGCAGCCGTTGCAGTTCGGAACGTTCTATCTCAAAATCATCCGTGTAGATGTCTTCCGCCGAATTCCTGACATCGAACATCTCCAGAATGTTATAAAAGACATCCTGACCGTCACAACCGTACAATCCCGGATATCTATACTCGATTTGCCATACTTTGGCCACATGTAAAACCCTGGACATTATTTCTTCGCTTTTCGGATTTGTTCCCTCACGAGGAGGAGCAGCGCGTCGGCACCTCGGATGCTTTCCTCGTTCTCTTTCAGTTTGTAATAGTAGGTGGTCGCCTCGTTATAATCCTCCCGTGCCTTGCGCAGCCTGCATTCCTTGGCGTCGAGAACCTGTTCATACGACAGGTCGTAGCCGATGAACTCGTCCATAAAATGGGAGACAGTGCGCCCGTAGTAGTGATCCGTACGGGTTTCCACCGCTGAACGGTTAATGTCATCGCACCGCCTGCCGAGTGTCCCGAGCGCGTCACTGATATGCCGGTCGTGGTACTCGTAGCCGAAGAAACGGGCATACCATTCGTGTTCCCGCCGGTGCATCTTCCCGGCATAATATTCGTACCATCGGGCGTCGCATTTGGTGTGCCGCTGGGTAACCTTGAATATGGCGTACTCTTCACCGATCCATGTAAAACGCGAGAGTATCTCGCTCGCTTCTTCCTCATGATAGCAATCCCGCCAATTCAATTCTTCGGTCTGGCTGAGCGGGAGGAATGACTGTTTGGTAATCCACTGCCCGAAACCTTTGTGCGTAACATGCGGAAGTCCTTTTACGACCTTGCTCCATGCCTCGTTGCAGGCTTCGTCCAGCGAGGGGAAACTTTCGGGAAAACGCTCCCTGTCCGTTCCGTCGCGCAGCACCTCGTTCCAATTCTTGTCGCAGACAATGAGGGTGAGATCCTCCCTCACATGGCAGTCGCGTTCGCAATAGCCGTAGGGAGCATCGCAGAGCGTGTACCACTCCTTCGGTCCATAGCCGTCATCGCGGCCCAGACAACGCCCGGGCTTGCCCTTCTCTGTCTGTACCTCCCACACCTCCGTACAGTTTCCACGGTCGATATGGTGCAGGCGTACCCTGATTTCCCTGTTATCTCTTTTTTCTTCCATATCATTCATTTTTAGGACGGTTCTTCTTCTCTTTTTCGAGAATCCGGTAGATCTCTTCAAGGTCGTACTCGTTGTCTATCGGTTGCCCGTATTCCGCATCCACGATGACCACACCGGCGTTGGCGAGGTGGCATTCCGCTACTTTTTTGTCATAATCGCTCCATTCGGGATCGATTTCTGTTACCGTGTTAAATTCAAATCCGTATGATGTTTTCATTGTATTTTCAGTTATCGTGAGTATTTTTCTGTTCTATGCTGCCGCCCTGCTGAGTCCGTCGATGATCTGTCTGCATTCGGCTTCCATCTCTTTCAGGCTGTCCGTGCCGTAGAATCCCCAGCAGCTGTCCAGTTCTTCGGTGTCGTCATCTTCTGGCGTTATGCGGTATCCGAAGACCTCCCCGGTATAGTAGTCGTCGAGGGTCTCGATTTCGCCTTGCAGGTATCCCTCGATCCGCTTCCTGCGTTCCGCGGTGATATTCTTCCACCCGTATTCCCGGCGTACCTTGTCCAGCGGCACAGCGATGATGCCGAAGAATCCGGAATTCCACGGACAACTGAACCGCGAGGTGGATATCGTGACGCCGCTGTGGTCGTAGAGATAGACCGGCAGGGCGATATATTCCTTCAGGAACGATTCCCGGAAATCTCCGATACGTCCGTCGAAAACCTTGTCGATATCGAAGTGGTCGTCGAACTCCTTTTCCGGCCGGTAGTGACGGTGTGCCGTATAAAGCGTACCGAGATTGTCATACGCTTCACGCGGGCTTCGGGCGTCATCATCATAGTAGATGTTGATGTGGTACCCGTTATATTCGGTTTGATTATACAGGTTCATTGGCTTGGTTGTTCTGATGTTTTTATGGGTTATCCTCTTCCGGCGGGGGAAATTCTCTCGTTCGGTAAAATATCTCTCCGAGACGGTCCGCCTGTTCTGCCAGACCCCTCTTCTGAACAGCCGCCACGGCGTTGCGTGCGGCATTCTCATACATGCCCAGCAGCACCGCCTCGGGCAGACGTTTCGTACGCCATACCTCCCGTGCGGTGTCGAGCATCTCCACCTCGCAACCCAGATGGCTGGCTGTGAGGATTATGACGGCATTGCCGATGAAGTTCGGTATGCATTCTTCCTGTCTTTCGTCTTCCATTGCCGTAAACAGTTAATCCAGTTCGAACTCGTCTTCATAGACTTCGATCTCCTTTCCGCTCTCACAGATGCGTACCAGCCAGGTGTATCGGAGCCGTTCCAGTAGTTCTATACGGCGATAGCCTTTGTAGGGCACTTTCAGCGTTGCGATGTCTCCCGGTTTCATGTCAGGCGGGTATTTCAAATTGAACCTGGAAATGGAACTCGCTGATCAGAATACATATATACGGCACTGATTTCGGGTCTTCCCCATAAGGATAGAAGATGGTCCGGCAGCGAGTCAGGCACCGGATACCCTGTTTGCGTAGCCGGTGCAGCAGGTATGCCCTGCGTCGTAGTTGTTTCTTGCTCATTGTATAAAGGATTATGTCATTTTGATTAGAATAGAGGCGTGATTGCCTTCGCGGGGCATTTCTCTATCGTTTTCGATGTAGACACTTCGGGAAGGATGCTCATCTTACGTTAGCAGAGATTGAGCATCGTGTCCCGAAGTGAGCACTGATTCTTGCCGGCCCCTCACACCGTGCCGCCTGCCAGGCGGTCGGACGGAGCGTCCTACTTTTTACGCCACTCAGCCATCTTCTTCCTGATGTCGATGGCATTGTCGTCGAGCAGCTTCTTCAGCACGGCCAGCATACGCCATCCCTCGCCGTCCTTGTAGGCTTCGGCCTTTGCCGTGAGGAATGCCAGCGACTGGTACTTGTCCAGACGTTTTCCCTTGTCGTTGACGGCCGTGCAGCCGTGGAAACGGATGAGATTCTGTGCGGTATAGAACGCTCCGGCACCCTTGTAGGCATTGACCCACGCCTTGCACTGGGGCGTATCGTACGGCATCTTGACGCGTGTCCCGTTGAATTTCCTCGCGGCGCTGTGCAACTGTACGGTGTTCTTGGCTCTCCGGATACCGTACAGAGCCGCTTGCAGCGGTTGGTAAATCTTGGTCTCCATATCCTCCACAAAGACATTGCGGCTGCCGACGCGTTTGTAGGGAACGCCCTTGCATTTCTTGACTTTCATGGAATCGATACGTGCTTTGAGCCGGCACACATAGTCCTCTGCCATCGCGTATACCACCCCGGCGTTGAACCAGCGGTTGCGGTCGGCGAAGTTCTCGGGATCGCGTTCCTCCATCTTCATCTGTGCGTGCAGCTCGTCCAGCAGCATCCTCCACTGGTATTCATAGCCCAGACGGTGGATCATTTCCGTCACGCCTGTCGGCTTGCCGGAGCGGTAGTCCGTGCACGTCATCATATGGAACATCTGCGCCATAATCCAGCGGCGGAACAGGCGGCGGTTCGGGACATCGCCCTGGGCGGTGATCAACTTGAAAAGCGGGTCGTCATCATCGAGCATGGTCAGATGGCCGTCCTTGTTGGAGGCGATGCACTCGCCACCGTTGGCACCCTGCATGGCGAAAAGGTGGCTCACGTCCATACCCATGGCCCGGAGCGCCTCGATGCGTTCCTTCGCCGTTCCGGGCAGTTTCGTCCGAGGGACCTCCGTAACGGAGGCTTTCCCGCCCGTGATTGTAAGTTCTGTCCCGCACACAGGGCACGAGATGTTCTCTGATTGTTTTTTCTTCATGTTGAAATTGTTAAATGGTTCGTTGATTGATTATTCTCTGGTTCGATCCACTCACGGAGTATTACCAAATCTCTGTCTGTCCTGCTTTGCCAGAACCAGCGTCCCATCGTCTCGGGATTCCATTTGAAGCCGTGGAGTATCTGACAGAGAAGGTATAGCTCCAAGGCGACTTGCGCCTTGTCCCGACGTTCGCCGTAGAGCATGTCATCGTCATCGAGGTCTTTTTCCGGCATGGCTCTGAAATACCGGCGGGACTTGCCCTCGCTGCGCTCCGAGGGTACGGAGTGCTTGTAGCGGCAGTACAACTCTTCCACGTTCGAGAAGAACTCGTCCTCCGACGAAGGCGGTACCCCCAGTTCCCCTTCATACCGGCCGTTCTCGATGACGTACCGGCCGTCGATTTTCAGGTTCCGGCGACGGAAGTCCACCTTGAAGCCCGCACCGTTCTCAACAGCGCGGAGGGTTTCTTCGTATATGCTATTCATATTCACTATTAGGTTTCAAATGATTTGCACTCAAACCGATGGCGCATGGCTATATCGTCTCGATGAATACAGTGTGTCGGTATCCTGAAGCTGGGAGTGTCCCAGGCTCAGGATACCGTATGCACACTGTAGGTTGAACGCGGTTCCCCGTGCAATACCCGGTTGCGCTACCGTTGTTGTCGGCGGTCTCATTCAGGCCGGCACATGGCTTTAACCGTCTGATGCGAGCAGCTCTTGCTGCTGGCCCGTGACGCTCGTCCGGGTGATAGCCCGGAGGCGCGGAACTGGCCGCAGTTATAGAGCTGCACCGTTGAAATCCTGACCTTGACCGTTCCTCCCGTGCGGGGCATGGCTCTCAAAATATACCGGCACATGGCTTTACTTCTCCGATGTCTCCCGTGTGGAAGCCTCGGTGGCATCACAGAATCCCATCAGGGATGCATTGATGCGACGGAGGCTTATCAGACACGGGACGCTGAACGTAATCTCTCGAACCATGTTTCTGTGCTGAAAGAAAAAATGAAAGTTCTTATAATACCGGCACATGGCTTTATGTTTCCGATGTTGCCCGCGTGTGCGTCTTCTGCCGGAGTCCGAAGGCGATGATCCGTCGCCTTCAGACTCGGAAAGAAGATGTCTGATACGCGGGGTGCTCAAATCTATTCCTCGAACTTTCCCGATGTGCTCCGTGACGGGTGCCGGACAGGCGGCACATTCCTTTATCCATCTGATATTTACAGGTACGAACCAGAACAGGATGGGATTCACCGGTTGATAGACCGGTGAATACACGATGGTTCTGGTATGCGGACCTGTAACATTGAAATCCTGCCCCGCACGTCCGTCTGTCCGCCGTGTACCCGGCGTATGGTCTACAGCGATGCAGCCAATGTGCCGTAAGCCGCCCGGCTGGTCAGAAGGGCGTTGCGCATACAGCCGATGGTCAGGTAGCCCGGAATGTCATGTCCCGTCTTGGTGCGGTTGGTCTTCACGTGACGTCCCTGTCCCCGGACGATACAACCGTCGCTCTTCGTCTTCACATATCCCAGTCCACCCACTTTCCGCCTGCCTGTGCTTACGGCTCGGAGGCAGTCCATCACGAACTTGTTCAACTCGTCGAGGTCGCTCTTCACATTGCAGACCGGCAATACCTGCGTCGCCCAGCAGAACTCTCCCTTGTACAGGTAGCGGTTCACGGCATTCACGGCTTTTGTCAGGGTCGTATCCCTGCTGCGGACCGTACGCCGCTCGATCTCGTGCTGAAAAGTCTTGATGCGGGACGACGAGAGCGAGATCATGCCGCCCTTGATGCTGAACCCCAAAAACTTGAACCAGACATCGGCTGTCAGATATTCCACTTTCTTGGGATTGAGACTCATGGATTTCTCCGCCAGACGCCTTTGGAGCGTGTCCATCGCCTTTTCGTAATCCCCGCCGACAAAGAGCATGTCATCCGAGTAGCGGACATAGTAGCCGTCCATTTGCGAGAGTTCCTCATCGAGGTCGTATAGCAGCACGTCGGCCAGCCAACTTGCCACGGCGCAACCCTGTTTCAAGGACTGATACGTGCTTTGCAGCCTGTTGTCCTCATCGAAATAGATGTCCGAGTGGTAATACTTCCTGAGTACGTCTATCAGGGCGGAGTGACCGTGCCGGGCCTCCACCTTGTCGAACGCCTCGTCGATGAACCGTATCGGAACGCTGTCGAAGTATTTGGAAAGGTCGGACTTCCAACCCAGACAGCCGTCCCCGCCTGATTCTGTCATCCGGCGGCTGACTTCCGTAACGACCCTGCCGCATCCGATACCCGTCTGGTAGGACTTGCACGCGGGGTGCAGCATCTCCGGCATCAGCTCGAACAGGAGGTCGTTGGCGATGCTCAGCACCACGCGGTCCATCGGCTCGTTCACGTACACCGTGCGGAACTCGCCGTTCTCCTTGGGAATCCGCGCCGTGTGGGGCGGGGAAATCTCGTATCTGCCGCGGCGCATGGCATCGGCCATTGCCAGCCGGGTGCGTTCCTCCGAGAGCCGGATAAGCTGGTCCTTGCGGATATCCTTGCCGACACCTTTCTCGATGGCTTTTGTCCACCGGCCGATGTCGAAGAACATCTGTAATATCCTGTCTTTTTCATTCATGGCGCCCGGAACTTTTTTGGGAAAGGATGAAGTTCAGGATATCCATGCCGGATTCGACTTCGCATACCTGCTCGTATTCCTCGCCGGTGTAGTAACTGTGTCCCTTGACCGTGATTTTCCCGTCGACCCAGAGAGATACTTCCCTGATGACCAGTTCCACGGGGTCACGGTCCTCGACATGGATGTAGATCTGGGATTCCGGTTCATCATCGGCTCCGACGCGGAGATCGCCGCCACACTCGGAAAGCAGTTCCACGGACAGGGCGTAACATCTTTCGTTCAGGGCTTTTCCCGCCACGTGGTGGCTGTTCATCTCTTCCGCAAGTGTTCGGATGCGGTCATCGCGCTTCTGCTCGGGAACCGGCTCGAAAGTCGCCTCGAACATCCAGACGGGCATCCATTCGCGGAAGACGGAGGGAGCCAGCTGGCGTATGTAAACCTCGTCGTTCTCTTTCTCCGTCTTCGGGATATCCACTCCCAATGCCCGCGCTGCTGCGACGGTCATACGCTCGAAGCCACCGAAGCAGGAGGGTGCCGACTTCAAACGGTAGGGGCGTATATTCCCTACGGGAACACCCATCGACATAAGCAGCAATCCTTTGAAGGTGTCGGTGATGGGTGTGTCTTGCTGTCTGTTTTTGCTTTTCTTCATTTCTTCTATTGTTATTGTTTGTACATGATGAGCTCTTACGCGTCTTCCGCAAGGGCGACAAGCCGCTCTTCCGGCAGCAGGAACACCTCGTCCGTGCAGTAGTAGCAGATTCTCCAGTCTATGGCTTCCGCCTCGTCCGAAACGGGTGCCCCGTCTTTACCGATCAGAACATCTTGCAGGCTCGTTACGGAAACCAACGTGTTGTACTCATCGTTCGTACCACGGAACAGCGTCAGTTCCCGGGCGAAATATTCCTTGCCGTCCCACGTGACGATCTCGAACATTTCCTCCACATCAGGGAATAACTGACACAGTACAGGGAACAGCTTGCAGGCATTGCTGCGTAGCATCAGGGAGATACATTCCATCAGGCAGAGCCCGGTTTCTTTGAGCATAGACAGCAATACTTCCGTGCTTGCGCCGTTTGCCTGCGCCGACATCAGGGCTTTCCAGTATCCCTCCTGAAACGAATCCAGCCAGGGAACCAGTTCCGCCGCCCTAACGGGATAAGAGACCGCTATTTCTTCCGGGTTGTCCTCGTCCGAGGGAATCAGTCCTATGCCCGTATCATCCTCGACAGGCTCCTTTACCGGCAGGCAGACCTTCATTTTCCGGAACGTGTCCGTGCTCTCGTCCGCCCACAGGACAAAACCGCCGAATCTTATGTAATCATATTTGCTCATTCGTCTTGATTTTTATTGTCCGTAAGATTACCTGTTCAGATAAAGGGCAGACGGGTATCTTCCAGCATAGGAGCCAGCATTTGACACATCTCGTATGAAGCAAAGTTGCGGTCGTCGATGCAGCGCGAATCTCGCCCTGCCATGGCAAGAATGCAGGCTTTTACGGTTCTGAAAAAGGTCTGTTCCAGAGTCTTGTGGAAGAAAGGCAGAGCCTCGGTGAAACGTTCGGGTTTGAAACCGAAGTCGTTCATGGCGTATTCCAGCTGCTTGGCTGCTTTGTACTCGCGGCTCTGTTCCAGTTGCGGGGGAACATCGCCGAACTGTGCGGTCCGGAGCTGGCGTTCCAGTTCGATGACGGCCACCGAGAGCAGCAACTTGATGGCGGCGGCATTGCCGATACCGTGCTTCTGCCCGTCGGCGGTATGAAACTCGATCAGGTTCACATTGTTATTCTCTTGCAGTTCTTTGCAGCGTTCGAGCGTTTCGCTGAGCGCTTTTGTTTTTTCTTTGTCCATTTTATCTGATTTGATTGTTGTTGCATACAAGTACATTCCCGACGATGAAATCCCCCAATTCCGGATGGTAGGAGCAGAACAACCTGCTCGCTTCAAGGTTGAAGGGCAACATCATAAGTTTTCCCTCCTCGTTTACGACCATCGTCGTCTCTTCGTCCAGTTCAACCTGCTCGATGTATCCGCCGACTATCGACTGCATCTCTTCGAGCGTGAAGTCGGTGCCGTTAGCGGGGCATATTTCCCGGCGTGTCCCGTCCGTTCTGATGATTTGTGCCATTGTCATACTTATGTTCTTTACAGAGTTCGATATGATATTTTCTTTCGACAAGGAGCCGTTCGTATATCTCCGGGCTTTCCTCCTTGCGCACTGTCGTCGGGGTGCCGCAGGCGAAGTGCTCCACCAGTACGCAGCCGCAGGAGTGTGTGATTTTGATGGAGGTGCCGAGGGTTTCTATTTTCGCACCCTCCTTGGGTACGGCATCACTTTCGATGATGCGCAGTTTATCGAGCGTATCCATTATTTCCCTTGTTCTTCCCTGCACCAAGCGTGACATCGCCTCACGGTGCGCAGTTGGTTGATGATATGCATGAAAAGCTCGCGTGAATAGACGCGATAATGGAACGCAGCCGAATACTCGCACACATTGCCGTGAAAGTCTACGAAGGAGCGGTTCGGGGCAAAGCTGAACAGTGCACCTTGAATTTCCAGTGTGTATTTGTTCTGCCGCAGCCAGTCGAAGAACTCGAAGATGTCCTTCTTTGGGGAGTAGAAAGCGCAGTATTCGTAATGGTTCCCACGCAGGTTGCGCAGCAGGGCAGCCATCTCGTCCCGGTTCCGGCGGTCGTCAGATTCGGACCCCGTTCGTGTGGTGAGGCTCCGGAAGAACCGCTTTTTCCCGTCCACTATGAACGAGTACGGGACGTATGTTACGTCCGACCGGTACCATGCCATGTAGCGCACCTCTGGTGTGTCTTTGACAAGGGCGGGACGGCGATTTGCTTTTGCCGTGTGATCCTGAATCTGACGGAGGAGTTCCTCGCCGGTAAGGCGTATGGAACGCTCCGCCATGAAGAACCTGCCGCCCGAGCGAAAGCAGAACGGGTACAGGTCGCCATAGTAAGGTTCCCCGACGAAGAACCACCCGCTGCCCATACGTGCCGGGGGCAGGCAGTCGAGCAGGTCATAATAACGCTCCTCCGTGATTTCCCTGAAAGGTTTGCAGAGCGAGCGGGCATAGCGTCTCACGAGCAGTGCCATGCGCTCGGGCGACACGGTGGTCAGGTGCGGGTTCCGCTCCCTTTCGCGCAGCTCTTCCAGCGTCTCACCGCCGTAATCGCTGTGCAGATTGTCCGACATTGACGTGAGGCATGCACCGTCGAAGTAACGTGAATCGATGATGTATTTCATGGTTTCACGCTGCCTGGAGGTTGATGTTCAGCACTACTTCCGCCGCCCTTACGGCGTTCACCGTGAGCTGGCGCTGCCATGCCTGATTGCGCGGGGACCATTTGAATGCGTTACGCTTCAAGGTCGTGCGCATTTCGGTATCGGGGATCTTGTCGAAAAGGATTTGCAGACGGTCCTCCTCGAAGTTGTAGACTACCTTTCCGCTCTCAAACGGAACCTCGCGGTTTCCGCGGTTCGCCCGTTCTTGCTGCTTCTCACGCACCTTGCGGGTAAGCTCGGGGAATTTGAAGATGGAGTGTCGCTCCGTGACGACAGGTTTCTTGGCCTTGCCGTTCCATTCACGGATACGGGCGATGGCGTGGTCGATAATCTCCACATTTCCGTGATTGACATACGTGGAGAGCCGCCCGGCGAGGTTGCTGACAAACAGCGCACGGCTGTAACCGCGTACGGTTCCCGAGTCGATGCCGCAGATGGTGGCAGCCGTATCGTCGATGGTGGCTTTGACCTTCTGCCACTCTTCTTCGACGCGCTGCTCCTCGGGCTTGGCGGCTTCGGCGGCTTTGCGTATCGAATCGAGGGCACGCTCGCGCCACTCACGGAATGCAGCAACGCTCTTATTGAGGCTGTTGCAAGCCTTTTCATTACGGGCGGTATTGAACCTTGCAGGTCCCGTAATCATCGCACTGGCGCAACGGCTGTTGGCGGCGATGATCGCCGAGAAATAACGTTTGTAGTTCTCCGTGTAACGTTCTCGTTGCTCCTCAGGCATAGACTGCAAATCCTCGTGCAGTTCCTTTTCGTGCGAGGCGATGTCCGATTCGCCCCGCTCGTCGGGTGAGAAAGAGGAGAGGTTGTAGGAACTGCACGCCTGTTTGAAATATTCTTCCAGATAGCCCGGGTGCGCCACCGCAACAACTTCCCAGTCCTTGAAATCTGCCGGAGAGAGAATCTCTCCCTTGTCCGGATCGCCGATAAGATGGGCATAGCTGCGATAGCCGTATCGCTTTCCCTTGAAATGAAACGCCACCGGTTCGCTTTCCGGGGCGTCTACACGCCGCACCATGGTCACACGGTGGGCATTCTCCCGTGTCAAAAGAGTTGTTTTCATACCTTCTTCTTAATTATTATTTGATTGTTTTTGATTTTTATCGTTGTTTCAGCTGGGCGGCATGGTCCATTACGGAGGCGAACCCCACCTCGATGCCTATTCGGTATCCGCCCTCGATGGTCGATTCCAAATCCGTTTCGTTTTCGATCATGGATTCCGAGTCGTCGTCATAAAGCCTGTACAGGGTAAAGACATCTGCAGCCCATAACTTTCGGGCTTTTTCCGCCGGCACAAGCAGCCACACGAACCCGTCCTCACGGGTTACCTTGACGGTGGCTTCGCCATGACGTAGGGTTCGCTGCTCCTTGATGTCCAACGCCGCCATCCATACGATATACATCAACGCATCGTGGCGGCTTTTTATCTCGGGGGAATCGCACAGGTGGCTGACCGCGTCTTTGAGTACCTGAAAAGAGTCCGCCATGAACTGCTCCATGACATACGGTTTTTCGGCAATGGCAGAACAGGCTTCGTCCGCCCTGCCTGATTCCGGCACAGCCTGAATATCCTCCTCTTCGAGAAAGATTTCACGGTGCAGGTAGTCCAAATAGTAATATGATTTCATACCGGTTATTCTTTGGGGGTGAAAGTGATTCTCGTGTACCCGTCATAACCGAATGCTGCTTTCAGTCCGAAGGCTTCGGCATCGCTGCTGATGCAGCAGATGTCCCAAATCTCCAGCTCTCCGGCACAGGTGATGACGGTATTGTTTTCAGAAATTTGCGGCGACTTGCCTTTCAGCGCGACACCGCCGCAGATACCGCGCAGGATGATGCCGCGCTGGTGGGTGGTGAGTTTCTTCGTTTCCATAGGCTAATCTTTTGCTTTTACCCCGAACATGTTCTCCATCGTACTGGCGAGGGCATCCTTGAAACCGTCGCTGACGCCCCAATATTCAAGCAGCCCGTCACCGATGGCCTGCATCTGTTCGTCGGTGGGCATATCGCCGTCGTACCCGTACTCGTCGAGCAGGGTACGGCTGACGATGACACCTTTTACCTCGTTGATTTTATGTCTCTCTCCCATAACCGTCAATACATTTTTACCCGCAGACCGAGGATGTAGCCGCGGCGTTCGTGACGGGCGTCGCTGACATGAAACCCTGCCCTCTCGATTTTTACTTTCAGGGAGGAGCGAGTATTACAGGGATAAACCAGACGGAACGGGTTTTCCACCGAGGGAGTGTCCACATTCTGTTCAGGGCAGCAGATGACAATGGCATAGCCATAGGCCGCTATTTGGGCGTTTATGCCTTCGAAGAGTTTGTCTTCCATTTCTTTCTCGTTCATATTTTCTTGGGTAATCAGTTAGATATGGCAGTCATAAAAAGAGATCAACGTGTCGTCCGGCAGGGCATTCACTATTTTCCAAACCTTGGCATTCCACTCGTCTTCGGAACATTCGTTGGTCGTGACACCCCACCAGCCCATCTCACCGCGGGCATACCACTCACAGTCTTGGATTACTGCATACGGCACGAATGCCCTGTTGGCGCGTCGTGCGGCATACTCGTCCTCAGTACACTGGAAATCCTCGATCTTAGGTCCGACGATGGGAGCGTCGAACCCCGCGGCATCCCAGATTTTGATGGCTTCCTGCGCGTGATACATCGTCCGTTTCTCCTCGATGGATAGATCAGCATATCTCTTGTCATGCAGCAGCGTGTCCCACATAATCTCAGGGCGTGGTATCGTGCCGCCACATTTCGCGGCAACCTCCCTGTAGCATCGGCGCCCGCGTTCTTCTCCGTTATGGCGTATCGCCTCGAAGTCGATGTCGCCTTTGCGTGCGGCATCCCAGCCCGGCTCGTTGTCGAACACGCCCGGCTCGCCCTTGATACCGCTTGCCGCGCCCTCTTTGAGGCGGATATAGGCACCGCTCCAACGTCCGCCCAGCGCGTACCAGTCCCACTTGGAATTTGGATTGTAGGTCGAAAACTCACGCCAGATGCCGTCCTCGCCCTTGCGCCAGCGGTTGCCGTTCCAGTCTTCGCCGTAACGCTTGTAGCAGCTGTCGAAACTGCGGATACGGGACTTGTGTTCCTTCTTGTAGAAATCCAGCATCCGCTGCTTATCTTCCTCCGACACCTCGCCGGTACAATACTCCTCCACGGATTCGTTCTCATCGAAAGGGGCCAATTGCCCCTCGGGGTCATCGCCGATGACCATTACTGTAAAATGACTCATAATCGATTATATTTTCGTTTGATTATTCCGGGTGGTTTTCTGCTGGAACATTTCCCGCTTTTTTTCCGGCAGCATCTCGCATATCAGGTCGTCAGTGAGCAGTTCCGTCAGTTCGCACAGCCTGCTCATCTGACGCTTAGGGGAGACCCGGTCCGGGAACGTGCGGAATTCCCCCAGCCCGTAACTGTGCCAACAATTTGCACCGGCTGTTTTGTGCCATACAGCGCAGTGCAGTTGCGGAATCACGTTGCCCGTGAAGGTCGGCACGGTGCAACCGTAACCGTTCGTGCGTTCGACGATCTCCTCCTGCCAGTTGATTTTGACCTGCACAGTCATCTCGTCCTCCACGAGCGTGATTGTCTTAGAGAGTCTTTTTTCTCCGAATACCGCGAAATCGTGCCTGTCGAAACGGAATCCGTTCCGGCACATCGCATTGATGGTATCGATCTGTTTATCCGTTATTTTTGCCATACTTCGGCTCCTGTTTATAAAAGCATAGGGGCATTCCGCCCCCATAGTTGTTATTAGTTCGTATTATTTTGCATGGATTTCTCCAAGACTCTATCCGGCATAGATGTACCTGAGTTTGGGAACCCCGTTTTGGAAATTACATATAGACTCTGCATTTCCGGTTGCACCGTTTCAGGCTGTCCGCAGACAGCGGGTAACTGCGGTTCAGGTGGTCGGGGAATCCCTCGCGGAACATCAACTCCGCCGTGGCGTACTCCTTGCACCATCTCCGCCGGCGTCTCCCACGGGTAGGTTTCGGCTCCGGCATCCGCCTTTTCGGGGATTTCGACACACGCCATTTCCCGCCGACAGACACGGCTTCATATTCCCGCTGCAACACGCCGCCATGATACGCCGCCACACTGACAGCGGGGACTCTTCCGAGTTGTCCCGTTGCGGCGAGGCTGTCAAGCGTATCGGTGGCAGCCTTGAAACTGGCAAAGCACCCGTAACTGCGGGTACGTTTTGCGTCAAACACTTCGATCATATTTATTCTGTTTTATTGTTGGCACATTCGTTCTCCGCTTCCCTGCACGGGATAACAGCGGAAGCACGGCAGGCGGTTCCGCTGAACGCCAAGCCGTGCTTAACCGTGTTATGTACAAGGTGGGCACAACGCCTCACGGCGCAAGGAAGTCATATCGGAGGGAATTTTAGAAAAGTGAGGGCATTTCAGGGTACAATCCTGACACAGTGTATATCAATGCCCGAAAGAAAGTGCGCACACGCCCCGCAGTTTATGCAGCCCGTGTGCGCATTACATCGTTACTCGCCGTCGTCTCCGCAGTCTATTCCTGCGGTGATGTTGCAGATCTCCTGCAATGCCGATTCTATCTGCACGAGGTCGTCGATGTCGAACTTCACGGCATCGCTGTCCTTTTCCCACACTTTGCGGGCAATGAATACAGCCTCATGCAGCGAACGCTCGGACTCTTCCAAAGCGGTCTTCAGGTCGTCTGCGGTGTACTCCGCGTCCTGCACGGGCACACCTCCGGCAGCATTTCCCGCCGGAATTTTCTTTTCGCCAATCACGTTACCAAGTCATTCGCCCGAAACGGAAGGGCGCATTTCCGGCATACACCGTATATGCGCCCTTCGTCGGCAGATACGAAAAAGACAGGCAATGAGACCGTTTTACGGCACTATGCCTGCGTGTGTCCGCCCGTCTCCGGCAGATTGTTTACGTTGTTCGTGGCGTTATGCCGCCTCTTTTACCGTTTCCGGCATAGCGGACGCCGTTGCCTCGCCTTCAGCCTTGCCCGTTGCCTTGCCGCCGTTTTTCTTGGCGGTCTTTTCGGCTTTCTCGAGGCTGGCGAGGTTCGGGGCGAAGTTCATCGCGTTGCGGATTGCCTTTGCCGCCGCGTGGATTGTCTTGGCAAAGTCACGGTTAGACTTCTCGAGGTCTACTTTGGTCGGCACAAGACCGATACGCGCCCACACGCTGTCCGTCAGGTCGTAGTGCTTGATACGGTTGTTCGACTTGTCGCAGATGATGATTTCCGCCGGAGTTGTCGCACGGAATTTCGAGCGGATACCGTCGGCATCGGCACGCAGTTTCTTCTCCTCCGCAATGGTGTGCCAAATAGTTGCGGTCATGTTTTTAAGCACACGGAAAATCTCGTCGTCCGACTTGTCGGCAGGCTCGAAGTCCGCACCGAAAAAGTGCTGTGCCGTCTGCACGAGTTCACCGTCCTTGTTGGTAGAGTTGTAAACCAACATGAT